TAAGATATTTTCTTTTTTATCATAAGAAATATATAAATATTTACTATCTACTAAATCATTAAACAACTCTTTCTTAATTTCAATAGGACAATCAATGACATTACTATTAAGCATATAGTCAGTTGATAGTGTCTTTTCTTTTATCTTATTAATTAAACTTGGACTCTTATACTCTAAAGAGTCAAGGAAACTGTGAAGATACAACATTGTGACAAAGAGTATTGCAATGTACATCATCACAAATAGGAAAATTGCGGCTATTGTATCTACTATACCATCAATACGACAAACCGAAAGTAGAAGCACGGTATCTACTATTGTCGTAAATAAGAAAGCAATCTGAGCAAAGTATTTCTCTATAATGTCATGCAACTTTTCATTAGAAGTCTTATTACCACACCATTGCTTAATATCTTCAATAGATTGTTCTTTTGTTGTTTGAATACCTTTTATCCGCTCTTTAAAGCGATTAATCTCCTCTTGCTTTTTTAGTTCTTTCTTCTTTTCTTCTACAACAGTATCGAGTTCTGTTAGTTCTTCTAACGCCTTTTGTTGTCTGCTATATGAAATGTATTGTTCTGCCATAAGTGACACTCCTATCTAAAGTTATTAATATCTAAACTCTTATCGAGTTCAGGAATATCTTTCTTCAATCTAATTTCTAACTCTTTAATATCAGAATTAATGTTATCTAATTGCTCTGATACCTTCTTTTCATTTTCTTCTTTTAGTTGAAGATTTTTTGCATATTCTCTTACATCTTCCAACTTCTTAAACAAATCATTAATACGAACCGCCGACTCTTTTTGAATATCTAATGCTTCTTCTGTCAACTTACGTAATTCTTTAACTTCTGACATCTTTTCGGTGGCAAGTTTATAGTCATCTGAAATTTTCAAAGATTCAATATCATTCTTTTTAATTATAAAAGTACATTGTCCTTGTATAAGCTCTTCAATTTCTAGATAAAAACCTTGATACGCCTCTTCGAACATATTCTGTAATTTTGCCATTAATTCAAAATGTATACCACTATGACAGTACATGATAATCTTAGAATTGATATGAAATCGAACTGTATTGTTTTCATTATAATTAATGTAAAACTCATTTAAACGTACACATTCTTCTGTTATAATATTAAACGTTTTACCTTGCTTCGCTAAATCTTTTAATACTTCTACTGTTAACTCACTCATTTTAAAATCGCTCTCACTTTCATTAGTGTTTTACCAAGCAAGTTTTGTCCCCATTTATCAATATTTTCCATTGCTTTATCTGAGGAGAAACCGATACCCCAAATATTATCCACAGGACTTGCTTCAACAATTTCATCATTACCTGTATTTAACAAGAACTCTTTTAATCTATCATTTTGTGAAAACTTAGCATAGCAAGCATTAAACATAAAACATTCTTTATGTTGATTCCACCAATTTTCATCAAAATCCTTAACCTTACGACCTAATGCCTTAATCTTTCTTACATCTGTTTCTTTCAAAATTTGCTCTGCAATTTCAAAATCATTAAACAACAATGCTTTTTGATACATAAAGCATTGCTCTGAGAAATTAAATGTTTTACTATTAAATTCAAACTCACATGGATAGAAATTTGATAAACAAGCCTTTGTTACATTACTACCATGTTCTGTATGACCCCAAAAGAATAGTTTTTCCATATTTACACCTCTTATTGGCTTTTAGCCCTTTACGATATATATTATACATCAAAAGGAGAAAAAAGTAAACATGTTTATTATTAATTTTATGGGACCTACTCATGCGCTATCAGGTCTCGCTCTTTATCTGTTAATACTTGCATTAAATCCTGCTTTAATTACTAATTCAGTTTTACATAGTACAGCAGTATCAGTAATAACAGCAGGTGGCTTAGTAACAGCAGGACAAGCATTAGGTCCAGATATAGATAACCCATCTTCAACAATTGTAAATCTATTATGGCCTGTTGGTCATTTATTATCTATGATTGTGAGAACAATATCAAGTATTATCTATAGTATTACTAAAACAAAAACAGAACCACTTGAGGCCGACCCTCATAGACAACTTACTCATACAATACCTTATGCTATCTTATTAGGTGTTATTACATTCTTTGCAACATCTATTCCAGGAACAGTTGTAATATTCAATAAAGAGTATATGATTGGTACTCTAATCGGTTTAGCAATTATCTTATTTAGTACTCAACTAGCATTTGCAGGTTTATTCAGTAAACTATTTAAAAAATATAAAAATAAAGGTATTATTGGTAATATCTCTATTCTAATTATCTCTGTGACAATTACAGGAGTTATTTTCTATACAATACCTTCTGGACACAATTTTAGTTGGTTATCAGGATGTATTATTTTAGGTCACTTAATTCATATATTTGGTGATACAATTACAACAGGTGGTACACCAGTAACATTCCCTATTAAAGTAAAAGGAAAACGTTGGTGGATTACAAGATTTAGTAGTATGAAAACAGGTGGAACTGGAGAATTTTTATTCCAAATCATATTTATCCTAATTATAGCTTTTAGTATTGGAAGAATTAGTGGTCTATACTAAAACAAAATAAAGAGTAGAACTTTAATGTCCTACTCTTTTTCTTTTTCTACGATTAGTAATCTATCCGAGCCGATACAAGTAGATGAACTACTCTTATCAGCTCAATTCTCTACCCATTAGAAATAAAGGAACTAATTTTTGTAGAATTTTTATTTTAACTGACTGATAGTAATCATTTGTCTCTTTACAAAAAAGAAATTTTTCTAAAGGAACTATCTTCTGTCAATTATCTAAATTAATTATACAACAATTTCTAAAAATCTGTTTTAATGTGTTCAAATATGACCATTGCAACAAGAATAATTGTACTAATTACTACTGCATCTGTCTTCAGTGCAATACCTAATAAAAACGCGATTGTTATCTTTTCTCTTAAACTCATTTTTGTCATACGCTTCTTCCTCGGTGAGTACTACTAGAATCGAACTAGTGTTTAAGCTAACCTGCATACTCATAGGGGACTCTTCATCCCCTTGCATTACGTTCTTCCTACAAAATGGAAATAATGCTTTTGTGTTAAGTTTTCACTGAGACTTTAACTGGTCCAATTTATTAAGTTAATAGAGGTGTTTTTATGCTCGTAATCAGATTCCTTTACTGATTACAATAATATTATACAACAATTTTAACTGTTGTGAACTACCAACCGTCTAAAATAGTTGGCTTACATGCTTCTAGTGGTATTAACCACTACACCAATAGTTTCTAGGTTAGCCAAAAGACATACTAGTTTGTTGGTGTTATCCGCATCCGTGTTTAACGAGCGATACGTTCTATACCAGCTCGGTAGTATTTCTACTACAATAATATTATACAACAGTTTTATTCGTTGTACATCTTTTATATCAGTTTTTTACTGTTTTTTCTTTTTAAGAGCAACAATTCCAACTAAACTTAATACGGACGTTACTGCGAATCCAACAATTCCATAATCATTAGTAGGTTCTTTACTAACCTTTTTGAATGTGTGAACTACATCACCGTTACTCTTTGTCTCTGTGCGGATATAAGTGTAGCCACTAAATTCTCCATGCTCTTGAATACCTTTATCAGATGGTTTTAATTCTTTACCACCTTCTTCTACCCAAGATGTTGTTACTTGACGGTAAATATGAGTAATTAATGTGTTCTCAATATCTGGAATACTTCTAATGTATTCATAACCAGGAATTTCTTTAGGGTCCTTAGCACCTTCTTCACGATTTGCAATTCTGTTCTTGTCTTCATCCATGTATTCAGTGTTAAACTTCACATAAATATGTTTAGTATTACCATGCTCATCGACTTCAGTTCTCTTATAGCTGTAGTCTTTATGAGCTTTCTCTTTATGAGTACCCTTTTCAGTAGGGAATACTTCTTCACCTTTTTCAGTGACATAAGATGTTGTAACGGCTCTAAACTTATGTACTACATCACCTGTAGGCTTAGTCTCACTCTCAACAAAATAATACTTCTCAATATCACCATGTTCCTTGATACCTTTTTCAGTATTTTTTAGTGATTCATTAGTATCAATATCTACCCAAGATGTTGTATGTTGCTTAAACACATGAGTAACATTTTCTGACTCATCTTCATCACTTCTTACAAAACTATATCCTGTAATGTCACCATGTTCCTTAGTAGTATCATCAGTAACAGGTGTCTTTAACTCGTTACCTTCTTCATCTACCCACTTAGTTGTAACAGGCTTTAGACGATAAGCACGATGATAATGAATAGTTCTAGATACATCAATGTCTTCAGGCTTAGTTGGCTCTGTAGGTGCTTCACCTGGAACAACTGGTGCAACTGGCTCTGTAATTGTATTTAGAGTAGGTGCTTCTGGAGCTGTTGGTTCAGGTAACGCATCTGGTACTGCTGTGTACTCTGGTTCATCAGGAATCTTTTCATAATCTGGTTCCTTAGGATTTGGATAATTTTCATCAGTAATCTTTTCAGGCTTTTCCTTAAACAAGATATTACGTGAGTTTAAGTCTAATCCCCCACCTGCACCACTCCAAGATGCTGTTAGTGTGTTCCCACTAAAGATACCAATAGTCTGTGCTAAAGGCGTTGAGTTATTGTTACCAACAGTCACAGGGTCGCCAGGAATTTGACCATGGTTTGCGTTTGCGTAGTGTTCATCACCGAATGTCCATGCTGTCTTTTCACCCATCTGCTGAACTCTTGCATAACCGTGTGTTCCTTCTTGCCATCCCTTAGCCTTGTCGCTAGGTGTCATAGGTACAATAGAACTTACTTTATCGTTAGATGTGATACCAAGATTTTCTCCTGCTTCGATATCACCGATACCAAACATACGAACTAAGTTCATAGGCTGACCTGTAGCCTCATCGTAGAACTGATATGTCGCTCTTGCTCCATCCTCGAAACCACCCATAGAGCCGTCTTTCTTGAATGTGTAAACACCACTCGCACGAGACTGATGCCATTTACCTACTGTTACATGTGCAGAAATAGTCTTACCACTTTCAGTAGTACCAAGATTATGTAAATCGAACTGCAAGAAGTTGTCTACCACTTGACCTTGTGCTACCAACTTATAGTTATGACCGTACTGGTTATCATATTCTGATACACGACTGTCCTTATAAGTAACATTCATTGTAGTCTTATTAGTAATACCAATATCACCTAATGAATACTCATAACCAAGTTCTTTTAGTTTGTCTTTATTATACATCGTGAATACACCAGCATAATACTTACTAGGGTTGGCATTACCATAGTTATGGAAGTCCATTTGAGATGCATCAGGTGTTCCCATTACAGCAGATTGATTATTCGCAATCCACCAGTTCTTATACGCTACCGATTCGCCCTTATCAGTATAACCATAGGCTTCGTCATACTTACCACGTAATTCGATACCTCTGTCAGCGAAGTCAAGTAGAGACGGGTTATCGGTCATAAACTGCTCGTACTCATTAATCTTTCTTTGATTCTCTTCGATTGCGTCATTACGAACTTCTACTTCATGATTATATGCATCTCTCTTTGTCTTGTTACGAGACTCAACTGCTGCCTTATCAGCTAAATAAGTATTCTTCTTAGTCTCATTCTCTTGCTTAATTCTTGCAATATCAGCAACATTATGATTATATGCAGCTAAATCTCTGTCATACTGTTCTTTCTTAGAATTGTATTCAGCAGTCTTTCTTTCGTTCTCTACTTTTAATTCCTCATTATGAGAAACCTTAGCATCATACTCTGCTTTCTTCTCATTGTAAATTCTAACCATTTCATCATGACTAATCTTAGCAGCTTTATAATCTTCTAAAGCTTGATTATATGCAGCTACATCTTGAGCATACTTATCTCGAATAGTCTTAACTTCTTGAATAGCTTGCTTCATCTCAGTAATCTGAGTACTTAACTCTCCATCCTTTACTGGACTATCCTCAATAAGAGTGTAAGCACTATCAGCCTTCATCTTTTCAAGTAACTCAGTAAACTCAGCATTCTCGACAAATTCAGCTCTAGGCTTCTCCCATTCATTTCTTACTTCTTCAGCCATCACGGTAGTCATAGCAGGAACTCCAATAGCAATGGCTCCTAATCCTACACTAACTACTCGATGTCCAAACTTAATTAATTTAAATCTTTCTTTCATTAATCTCTCCTTTATTAATCTATTTATACAGCAATCCCTAATTCTTGTAATAATATTGTCCCGGTAGCTAAACTTATAATACTAGTAATCTCTTTTTAAATATTACCTATTCTAATACTCTTAAGCAAGCTCAGAGCCATAATGCTAGTACACAACCACAAATATTATACAAACAAAAATTAAGTTATGACCATATTAGAAAAGAGCAGGTTCAAAGGATTTTCGATTCTAGATTTTACTTTACCTACTCTTTTTCTACTATTTATATCAATTTTATTCTATTTTTCACGCAACAAGACTATCTACCGTTTTATATGTTTCACATCACAGTTTAAATCATCTGCTAAGGTTCTGCAAAAACATGAATTATTTTCTTTTAATTGTACTACATCTATGATATTATCTATGATTTGTTCTTGAGAATAATGAGTGAATTGTCCACAATTATTAATGTAAATCGCTGTTAGAATTACCTGTTCTCTCAAACTTATACGCTCATGACGAGTATCTTTACATCTCTCTTTGAAATTCCAAGTTAAGATTGTTCTTACTTCTCGATGTGAATTGTCTAATTCAAACAACTTTCTTCCAATGTTACAATGTTCTAATCCAAATAAATTATTATGTAATACACTATTGTAAGGGAAATTAACCGGTCCAAGTAAGTTGTCATAGAAACCAACATATCCTCGTAAGTGGCACATATACATGAATGTACCATGATACTTTCTCTTACCTTCACTAAAATTATTTACATTATTTAAAATAAGTCTATCAATAAATTTAATTGTTTCAACCTTACTTAGTAGAGATGTCTCTAATCTTCTCATCTCTCTAATGAAAATTCTCTTATTGTCTCTAGCTTGTTTGCTTAATAGATGAATACCTCTAGAGATATTAAATATTGTGTCGAAATCTAGATTCTTAATTTCTTGGTGTCTAGATAAAATATTAGTAATTCCATTATAGAGTCTAATTCTTTCGCTCAAACCAATTTTTACATTACTAAATTTAATAGATTCAAAATGAATTCTTCTTAATAATGATTCTAAAATGATTGTTTGTTCACTCATCTTGAAATTTTCTGAACGTTTATTTGTTTTAATCATCTCCGTGATAAGTTCTTTATCATCAGTTGTCTTTAAAGCCTCTTCTCGAATCATCTCGAGTGTTCTGAGGAGCTTTTGCATCTCCATAATAGTTTCATCTGTCCGTGTCCAGTTGTAATCCAGAACGTCTCCTGTGATGTAAGAGGATGGTGTACTATTTCTATTATCACGAATCTTCTCGAAATGGTGATGCGTTAAAGATTTTAGACAGTTCACATATGCATGAATTTCTCTAAAATCTTCCTCATCTTGAATTGTGTATCTTCTGGGAATTTCGAAACCTACATATCTTGAGTAGAAATCATCTCTGAAAGATTGTTCTGTTGAAGCCAACAAGAACTTATGAATGAATTGTTGAGATAATGAATAAACATTAATATCACCAATCTTTTGTCTTCTTCCATCGAGAAGATATTCATAAATTGCTTTAATCGTTCTTTGGGCTTTCTCTGTGCTACTATCCTCAATAAGTGTATATAACCTTCTTAACTCACGTCTATTAGGGTCTGTTCCTAATTTATAATGGTCAGAATGAGACATGACAAATGGTGTGAAATCATAACCATTGATAACACACTGTTCATTGTTATATTTTACAATACCAGAATAATTCTTCTTAGTTCCTTGTAGATAATTCAAAATTGCATATAAGAATTTTTCAGACTTCTGAGGAACTTGTTTTACAATCTCTTTATTAACCTTAATCTGATGTTCAGAACGTGTTAAACCTGTATGGAATTTTGTCTTCTTAATCCACTTCTTGTAAATAGGTGTATTAACAAAGGCACTCACACTTAGATGATTTTGATAATATTTGTAGTCAAACTCATCACAATAAGGACTAAACTTTTTAGCTTCTCTCTCTTCTAAGTGTCTTACGTAGTTTCCTTCTACAGGTCTTGTATTATTTAACTCATCTACTAATAAATTAATTTCTGTCAAAGCATCTTCAAAACTTAAATTTTCTTTTACTAACATGTAATAGAATAATAGGTTTCTATGTTGAGTTCTAAAGTGAACATTTTCACATACGAAACTATTCTTCAACTTTTCATATTCTGTGATAGACAACTGTCTTGTCTTTAACATGTTATATTGTTGCGTAGAACGAACTTTTCCAATTTTCATTTTTGGAATGTTTGCCCATCTATTTAATTCTTCAACGTCATAATAAGAACCTGAAACATAGCTTTCTGTTGGAATATTTAATCCTTCAATTTTATCATAAATGTTTCCAGTAGCTCTCATAGGTTGTCCAAGAGGCAAATCTCTCTGGAAAGAACCAGTTTCTTCTTCTTTACCACAATATCTCTCATTATGAGTGAATTTTCTTGAGAACATCCCTTGCATTATTTCATAATTTTTTAGTGTTGTTTGATTTTTTAGATAAACAGGTTCTTTAAAAATGTACCATAGATGAATTCCTGTTCCTGTTACTATAATAATAGTTGGTGCAGGAATTACGTGATTTTCAATATCACTACGTAAGTTCTCGGCTCTTTCATAATCAACATTATCAATATCAATATTATAACCGATAAAACCACGTAAGTTCTCTTTTTTACATGAAATAATACTCTTATCATCTACACGAATTACTTTAGTAAATCTCTTATGTCCACGATAAAAGAAATCAAATTCTGCTTCAAACATGGAATAATCTTTTCCATTTTCGGTGAACCTTATTTCATCACAGTTGTTAGCCGCAGCGAAACGATTTGCTTCTTCTATTACTTTTGCTTTACTTGTTGCGTAGATACCATTCGTAAAATATAAATGAGCTCCAGACTCTTTCTTTAAATTAGATAATGTCATCTCATCTAAGATTAATGATTTATTATTGTAAGAATTCTTATATAATTCTACAGCGCCAATTTTATAACCACCACCAATTACAGAACCTTTACTCATGTAAGAACCTATAAATGGAGCAGTAAGAATATCATATGTTCCATGTAAATCAGCATTACTATATCCTTGTAGATGAAATATTGTTTCATTTACTAAATTATTATTTAACGAAATATCCCAAGATGTGGAGACATTTTGATTATTTAATTGTGTGTTATCTAATTCAGACATCAATAATGTCTCCTTTCTTTTTCATCTTTATTATACAACAATTTTATGATAAACCATATACTCTTAAGAGATTTTAAAATGGTGCACCAGAATCGTTTAAACCATGATTTTGACTAAAAGTGATAGATTATACAGCTTCTTCTTTTTTCACCTTTTTACGGCTGTTTTAGTAGTACAGTAGCACTATCAAAAACGTTCTCGCCTTTTTAAAAAACTATCGCAAAAGACTCAAATAAGTCTCTATTCGTATCAATTGTGAATAGGTGTCCATTTTCTATGTTTATGTCTTTAAAATTATTCAAAAATCTATTGTCCTCAGTTATCTCATCGATGGATGTTATTTTACCATCATAACCTTGGAAAAATAAATTATTAATCTTTCCATCTTTATCTGTTTTAATATTGTCTAAATATATTAAATTATTTTTACCATTTTTAATTTCTTTAGCATTTCTAACGTACATATCAGTATTCTTATTTTTAACTAAATTAGAAAATGTCTCAGACTCTTTTTTCATTTCTTTATGAACATTAATTTCAATTACTTTTTCTTGAATTTCTTTGTCTAATTCTTCTATCTTTTTATCATTTTTCATAGATTTTTCATAAAGATACTCAACTGTCTTATCTGCAGTTTTAGTTGTATTTCCATCAAATAATTCAATATCTTTATAAATTTGATTATTATCTGAAACTAATTTATTCTTCTTGATTTTTAATTCTTTTAGGTCATCGTCTAAATCATTAATTATTTCATTAAAATGTTTAACTGATTGAATTGTTCTAACACTAGGTGAATTAATTCCATTTTTAGAAACAATCTTAAATACTTCATTACTTTTCTTTTGATAAAGTTCTTTTAATACGAGTGTCTTAGCTTCAGAATAATTCTTAGCTTTTTTTGTCAAAACTAAATCATTTACCTTATTTCCTTGTTCCAATGAGCTGAAGTGGTTTTCATCTCCATATTTGCACATCCTGATAAGTGCTAGACATCTCTTGACTTCACCTTTATTATTGATATGATATTTCATACAGTTTTCTCCTAACTCACCTCTAATCACCTATCTAGGTGTCCTGAGTCTTTTCCGTATAATATATCATAAAAAAGAGCTTAATTGTTATAAGCTCTTTTACTTAATTTCCATCTTTACTGTTGCTTGTGTTCCACCAAGAAGTGTATCTAACTTCTTCTCAATATCTACAAGCTTCTTGTAAATATCTTCATTTGTATATTCTACAACCTTAACTAACTTACCATCTACAAGCTGTACTCGTTCGCGAGCATGTTGTGTTAATGGTCTTGGTGTTGCACCACCAGTTGCTCGTTGTAATGCTGCAGCCATTGGGTCAACTGCAATACCAATTGAAGATACTACATCTTCTACTGAATCGTTTTCTGTAGCTTCGGCTTCAATAGCACCGAATTCATCAATTTCTAATTCTGTCATTTGTTTACCTCGTGGAAGAAGGGGATTATAATCCCTTACTTCCTGTACGCTGCATAACGAATAATGTATCACCTTCAACATCGAGAGAGTAACCATTAGTGTCCATTGTTGCAACTACATCTGCTGCAGTCATTCCTTCTGGTACGGCATAGAGCTCACCGTTGTAGTTGATATTACGAACATTTTCGTAAGTTGCTGTTGCTGTCATTAATTCTGCCATAAAATTTTCACCTCTAATATTTATCTTTCTGTTTTGTTTTACTAATACATTATATACTAGTTTTTTCTAATTGTAAATAGTTTTTTGAAAATATTTTTAAATTTATTTTTAGTGTTTTTGTTTATTAACTGTATTAACTATTTACATATTCATTATACATTATTCTTTTTTAGATGTACACTGTTTTTTATTGATTTTTAACAATAAAATTCGTCTTCTAGTGCATCTTTAATATTTTGTAACTTTCGACTAGAAACATCTCTCATCTTACGGAACTTACGTAATTCCTTTTGTAAGAATGTAATCATATTTACGGCGTTTGTCTTTTGGTTTCCATACATCTTCTTCATTAACTTTAACTTAGCGATATGAATTCCCTTGCTTTCAATAAACTCATCGCTTTCATGACATGTAACTGTAGCTTCCTCAAATACGTATGGTTCTCCGCAACAATCTAAATCATAGACACGTGCTGTAACCGTCTTTGCTTCCTCATCTACAACCACATCAAGTGGGAAGCCCTTTAAAAATCCTAAATCAATCGTTTTCTTCATAAAATAATCCTCTTTCTTTCTATTACTTATCTGTAAGTAAAATTTTTATTCTTAATTCTCTATCTTCTACAAAAAATCTATACATCATTAAACCTTTAGTGTCTAATAACATATTCTTGTAAAATTCATAAAATCTATCTAACTGATTGTTTTTCTTTAATTTCTTAAAACTAAATGTAATATTAATTGACATTGTGCTGTTTATACTATCATTACAATTTATTATAAAATCCATAACATTATCTGTACCAATATCCTCTAAATCTAGGAAATTAAGAACAGACTTTAAATATAGATTGTGATAATCTCTTGTTGGTTTAAAACCATTATAATCACATACATACTTTAATTGTGACTCATCTTTGTGGAAATATGCATGGAATAAATACAAGTCAAATGATGGTTTAGAAACAAATGGTTTTAATGACGACATAGACTCTTTTTTGATTGTTGTTGTTTTATGAGATAAAAACTCTATGAGTTTATCTTTAATATGTTCTGTCATTACTGCGTCCATTTGAATTCACCCCACTTGCATATATCTTTTTAATCATTTCTTCATCATCTCCAAATAGAGATTTTAATGCTTTATATCTATCTGATGACTTGTCAACTCTGATTTCTTCTACTATCTCAACTGCATTTCTTTCAACATAATCTTTAAATGACTCATATCCATCTTTTTTAATAATATTAAGACTACTTTCAACTCCAGACATGGAGAATGTTGTGTGATTTAAAAAATCGTGTGTAGTAATATTAATAAAATTTGTATCTTCTGATAAAGTAACTTTTTTATTGGTAATAGCGTATGAAGAGAAACAACTGAAAATCATTACATCATTATCTAACTTCATGTTTTCATCAAAAATTTTCTTTTTCTCATCATTCATTCTTGCACGAATACTTCTCAATAACTTCTTCTTACTTTTATCAATTGTCATAATAGGACATAGAGGCATATAAGCTTTCATGTTTTTAGAAAAATCAAATGGCTCAATATTAATAAAGAATGAAGAATTTGATCGTGTTGTATACACTGTTGCAAAATTATCAAATTTTCCAATTTCATATAATGCATTATATCTAAAACCGTTTGTTTCATGAACTACACTTATATTTCCAACTAACTCAATTCCATCAATCTTCTTCATTCTCTTATACCTCTTTACCTATATTTACTTTAAACTGTTATCACTAAAATGTAAATATACTTTAGATGATATTTGCAGCAAATTTTCCTTCTAAATCACGATAAACATTTACTCTGTAACCTTTATGAAATACTACACCAGGTTTTAAAAATGGTTTAGATAATACTTCTGAAATAATTTCCTCTTCGTTACCAACCTTTTCCTCAGATGTTAATGTTTGAATTGCATTAGGAACGATATTGTAAATAACACCGTCTCTAGTTCTAGTTATATAGAAGAATAATTGTTTATTGTCAATTGTAATACTATATAAATCTAAAACTTGTAACTTATTCTTATTTGGTGTTACGATTTTAAACTGTACACTATTATTCTCATGAATAATATCCATAATTTCTTTATATGTCATATACTTTACCTCACATGTACTGATTTAACCACTTATCGCCATTTACTCTATACCACTCTGCAGCTTCTTCAGGTGTTTTAATATCTTTATGTAACTCTGTCAATCTTGTATAATATCTGTTAATAGATACCATTGATGTGCTTAAATTACGATACTGTTTTCTAAAAGCTAAATCATTATTAGGTGCAGCGTTTAAGAATAACATTACAAACTTTTTAGCTTCCTTTAATCGATTCTCTAAAGATAGATTTTCACTATCCCATGCATGTCCATGACATAAACACTCATATACATCACCACTGAAATATGTATTTGTATTTCCAAACACGTTAGTTAATAAAAATGGTAACTTGTTGTTTTCTAGTTTAATTGAAATTGAACCATTTCCAACTGCGAAGCATGCACTATTAGTCCAAAATGAGTAATTAGCTCTACTACCACCTAATGCATTAGGCATGTGTAATTGTGTTGGTCTTAATTTAAAGAATACTTTATTGTCCTGAATACCAAAAACACCCTCTTCAATAGTATTTTCATTAATGTGAAAATTAATTCCATTTAAGTTTTCGACAGAGTCAATTGGGCTCTTAAACTTTAAAGAAATCTCATCATCCGTTTTAAGTTTCTTGTTAAACATACCTTGTTTAACTGTTAATGTTTTAGTATCTAATTTTCCTAATTTAATCATCTAATTCACCTACTTAAATTCTTACTTGAATTGTGAAATCTACACCATCATCTGTCGCAAATCTGTACACAAATGAACCTTTTGTTTCTTTCATAACATTTCTAACAATTTGATTATATCCTCTATAATCATTTCTTAATTCAATCATTAAACAGTCTCTTCTTCCACTTTGAATTCCGTCAACTTCACGAATTGCTTCTGGTTCAGTTTCCAAGAAATCAGCTGCAATATTTTTGAGCTCTTCTGATGTAATACTATATATAGTCTTATCACAATCTTCAATTTGAGATAATAAATGTTTGTATTGTTCATTCTGTTCAATCAAATAATATAAATGATGAGACATTTTGTAATATTGAACATTCTCGCTATGAAGACCAGCAACATTATTTATATATAAAGCTTGTAATATTCTTCTATATAACAATTTTTCCATTACTTACACCTCTTTTATTTACCTATATAATTATAACAAAAGAGAGACCATTTGTAAATAGTCTCTTAATACATTTTCTTAATTAATTCTTCATTGTTACCAAATAGTTGTACCAATGTTCTGTAGCGATTAGATGTCTTATCGATAACAACTTCTGGTTTAGCCTCTTCCATCTTAGCTACAACAGGTTTTACTTCTTCAGTTTTCTTAACTCTTCTTTTTCTTGTTGGTACTAATAAGTCATGTGATACGTATTGTCTATAAGAACATTCATTTTCTTCATATAGAGTACTATACATACCATAATCTCTATAATTATTTTTGTTATCATAATACACAACATTAATTTTATCTTCAACAGGTATACACAAATCTTCATTGATTTTTAAATTATCATTTTCATTCATGTCTATTTTAACAGAGTTTTTAATTGAAAACATAATATGTGTCATTGTGTTATCTTCAAACTGTGCTTCTAATTCTTTTCTAAATGCAGGTTTGCTATTAAACATTTTTAATAACTTATTTTTGTTAAACTTAGACTTCTCAACAGAGATAATAGGATTTTTCATCATATATGACATCATATCATGTGTTAATACGAACATCGGTACAACATTATAGAAATGATATTCCGTTTCAGTATTTTTAATACAGATATGATATTTTAAATTCTTTTTACTTTCTTTTGTATATGGTTTAAATTTACAAATTGTATTATAGTTTGTTGTAACAGTCTTAAATGCATATCTATCTGTAATCTTCATATCTTAAACACCTCTTTTATTTACATAATCTATTATAACAAAAAGAGGCTATTCTGTAAATAGCCTCTTCACATCTTTTTAACTTTTAACTCATTATTTAAGTCTCTATAGACAATAAATTTCTCATTACCTCTCAAAACAATGCCAGGAGCTAAGAAAGGTGTCTTCAAAATCTGATTGATAATTTCTTGTTCTTGTACTTCAATATTCTCATCTTCATCATTAAAAATGTTACCCTTGATAATTCTAATATCTCCACTATTAGTTCTTTGAAAATATAGGTCAAGGTCACCAATTTCACTAATTTTAACTAACTGAATAGGTGTTCCTTCTCTTGGTTCATCAACAAAAGAAATGTACACATTTTTCACTCTATTTTCATAATTACGTTCCGAATTTGTAATAAAATTGTCATATCTAGTCATACTTTACACCTCTTCTTTATAAAAATCTTTGATAATATATGGAAGATTGCGATAGTTTTCTGAATACCACTTTCTCGCTTCTTCTTGTGTTTTAATGTCTTTTTGTTGTTCTGTTAAATACTTATATGTATGGTCAATATATCTACGTAAACTTTCATTACCAATATCATCGATAAACTGACCTCTCATACGTAAATCAGTATTTGGCTGTCCTTGAAGGATAGTAATAATGTATGACTTAAAATTGGATATTATGGCTTCGAGAGATGTGGACTCATTGTTTAATGTTCTTCCATGACAAATTTTTACAAAGTCCATATCATTTAATACAATATCACAACCACTCCAGAAAACATTTGTCATAAAGAAAGGTAACAGACGATTCTTATAAGATAAATACCACTCACTGTTGTAGTATGCAATAAAACAATCATTTGTCCAAATAACATATTTATCCTTATCTGGATTTACAATAGATGGCATAATAATTCTTTGAGGTGGTAACTTATAAATGAGTAACTTATTATTCTTATTGGTTTCAATCTTAATAAATCCTTCATTAATAGGTTCATCACATCTATAATCAATATATACAATATTAGAAGAATTACTAATATTAACTCTATTTGATAATTTAATAGGTTTGTTAAACATTCCATCTTTAATAGTTTTGTTTTCTACATTTACCACATAAGTCTTAATCATCTCAACACCTCTTTTATTTACAAGAACTATTATAACAAAAAGAAGACTATCTGTAAATAGCCTTCTTATAATTTTTAGATACAAATTTCATTGTGAAGTAGATAAACACAACTACTTCTACTAATCCAGCGATTAATGTGTTATTCATGTTAAACATTCTTGAAACAATATCACCCATAACACCTAATGTTATTAACGCAAAGAATACTACGAATAGTTTAATTACTAATATCATGAATATGTTTCTTCTGTACATTTTTGTTTTCATGATTTAATAATAACATTGTTATGAAAGAATGTAAACAGCTAATTTTTAGGAACGTATCGATTAACCATGAAGTCACCTGCGCCATTTACGCAAGTCTGCATCCAAATGGAGCCGTCGCCATTTAATCTATGCGCTGGAATATACTCTTCTGTATGTGAACCGTACTCTGTGTGGTCATATACGTAAGTTCTACCACCAATACATACTTCACCAGGTGTTGATGCAATCATCTGACCCTCTGCTGTGTAATTGTGTGCGGCGTAATATCCGTTAGCCCATTCCCATAAACCACCTTTATCTACATCTGCTTGACCATTGTATGCATAACCATAAGATGGTGTCCATGCACCAGATGCGTATGAAGGAGCATAACTAGAATAAGAGTAACCACCACTTGCGTAGCCACCACGAGAGGACTGTCTTGCTAGACGTTCTGCCTCTTCTCTTTCACGTTGTAGTTTCTCTTCGATTTTTGCGTCTATCTCTTGTAGTTTTGTCTGATAGACTTCTTTCTGATAATCTTTTAACTGGTCGATTTCGCTTTGAATTACTGCAATATCATCTTTTACAAGATTTTGTTCTGCACTTGCTAATCTAGCCTCAATAGTTAGTTTTAGTTCACTATTATCGATAGCTTTACTTAAAACATTATTGGCAGAATAAAAAGCACCTATAGGTGCCTCTGACACACTCTCTACACTGTTATCTGCCGCAACAGAAAGTGGACTTGTCATAAAGACAAAAATAAAAAATACTTTAATTATTCGTTTGAACATTTGTTGTTTTGAAAACCTTTCCTCTAAAATTTAATTTTAAAAGCACCTCTATTATGATAAATATATCGAAAAAGAGAGCACTAGTTTGCACTCTCTTTTAACATTTGTTCGTATTTAGTTTTCAATGGAAATATTGTGTATGTTCCATTATCTCTTGCTTCAAAGTAACAAACATATTCATACCCACATTCTTTATACTGTTCAATATCTGCATCAAATACTTCGACGCATATATCATCTGTTGTCTCATTGTAGAATACATCATAAACCATTCCTCTAAAATATGAATGATTGAACTTGGATGCTTTTTCTTTTGCAATATTTTCTATTCTCTGTCTTGTTATCATTTTAACATCCTCTTTAAACAGAAGAGTAGATGTTTCCACCTACTCTTAATGTCTCTTTCTAATCTTGAAGATAAGACTCTTAATTTCATCAACTAGACGTCTCTTACCAATGTTTCCATCGAAAGTGAAGTAACTATCGATAAAATCAATTAACATCTTAAACTTCTTATTCATCTTTGGACTATTAAATGGCTTGTATGTACCAATGAAAGAGTCCATAGTTTCAACTTCAATTGTATCATCATCTTCTACAACTTCTTCAACATCTTCAGTGTCATCTGTTAAATCCCATAATGTTGGTGTAGATGGATATTCATCTTCGTACCACTTACGTTCATCAGAAGATAAACTCTTACCATAAGTTGTTCCATAATTACGGCCATAAGTTGTACCATAACGAGGAACATATGTTGGAGCTGTCCACTTAGGCTTAGCAACCTGTCCATACCAAACATCAATTAACTTGTCATCAAATTCCATGTCTAACATTTCATCAATATCATAATAATACTTATTGTCGTTACCTAAAACATAATTAGGCATTTCAACAAAATGTTCGACAATTTCAGGAATAACATATTGAGATGTTACACCACGAACAGTAATCCATGTGTGCATCTGAACTGTACTAGTATTAAACTGACCAAACACTAACTGAAGTCCATCAACCTTAGAATTCGCAAGGTCTGTACCAGATGCGAATGCTTGCATGCTGTTATGTGAATGTGTTTCCACATACATACCAATGTACTTATTTAATGCATCATAAACATCATCGTTATCTACTGCGGTTAATGCACCAGAGTTATTTTGTTTTGGAGTGTAACTGAACAATTCATCTGTCCAGAAATGTACACCTTTAATATCTTCCAAATTCTTTTCAACACCATTTACATTTAATGTTCTCTTACCCTTAGCATTATAGAAGTTGATTTGAGCTTCTTTTCCTGTAGACTTTGTTGTATCACGATACCACTTAATCACATATCGAATAGCTTCTGCTGGAATCTTTGGTAAATCTTCTGAAGTAACAGAAATTGTTTCTTCCATTTCTGGTAAACCAGCAAACTTGTAATCACTTACCTGCTTAACTGATTCGCCAATCCATGACTTCTGTTTTTCAAAAATACCATTTCCTGCAAGAATTGTTGTCTTAATTAATCCTGGGTTAGTAATTTCTTCATTACTCTTGTATACTGCTTGTAATTCCATGTATTTACACCTCTACTTTATTTACTTTTTCATTATAATACAGTTTTCTATGAATGTAAATACCTAATTTTCAGAATTTAAAACTTTACTTTGACTTTCTTCTAAATACTTTTCACTATTGGTGTTAATTTCACCTTGAATATTAGAATCGTAATTATCTTTAACTACATTCCAGTAATTTTTATAACTTCCTAATAATGTCTGAGATACTGTATTTTCTTGTTTTATAACTTCTCTCTCTTCTTTAAACTCAAACTTTGTATTAAATGATAAGAAATGTTTTGTTATATCATTAAATAATTTCCAGTTTATTTGTTGTTTATTTATCTTTGTGATATTAATGAAGCTTAATCTCACGATAGGATTTTCTTGATAATTAATATAGTTTAATTTTTCTCCAATAAGGTCTTCTATTTCTTGAATAGATAAATTATTACAATCTAATAAAATATCGTACTGAGGTCTCTGATGAATATTATGAAATACAGGTGTCATTTTGTTGTTATCTATATCCCATTCAGTCCAACCTCTATCACCAGCTTTATCACTAAAACCTCTTCTAAATAAAGAACCACCATAGAACACTTTATTTTTCTTAGGTCCTACCCATCCTCTTTCATGAATATGTCCTAATAAGATATAATCCCAATTTAACTCTAAAACACTCTGAGGAATCACAATTTCTCTAGGTTCTGCTTCAGTATGTAAAACAGAATTACTGATAGGGTCATAAATAGAACCATGTGTACATAAAATATTAAACTTACCATCAATAGGCTTAACATCTTTCATTGTATCAATCTGTTTATTATACCCATGATGTGAAACTAAATGTAACACAATATTATCTTTTAATTCCACAATTTTATAAGGTTCTGTAAAACTATATAATTCTAATTCTGGAATATTTAATACATCGCTACTTGGAATTTCTTTCAAAATATCAGAACTATCATGATTCCCAGCTAAACAATAAAAAGGAATATGATGATTACTTAGTTTTTTAATAGCACTTAATCCTTCATGAATTGTTCGAATAGAAGGATTAGGATTATGAAAAAAATCTCCAGTGCATACAACATAATCAACATTAGATTCAATAATGTCATCTATCGTATCATTTAATGCATTATATCCATCTTGTTCTCTTAAATTAACATCATCTTCTGTTTTTAATTTTCCTGAACTATATCCTAAGTGAATGTCTGAGATATGTGCTATTTTAACCATTTTTAACCTCTACAACACAATAAATAATATTATCGTCAGTTGTATGATAAATTATTTCTGTACCACAGAAATCATAAGAATGTTCAACGATTTCTAAGTTATCACTTTTTAACATATCATCCATTTTTGACATGACAATTGTCAAATCTTGATTTTCCACAATAACTGAGTCAATTTCGATGTTATTATAAGTTGTTACTCTGATTAAATTAAACTTTTTATTCATAATATATCACTCCTTCGTTTACAATATTATTATACAACAAAGGTGATGTCAGGCTGCACGAAACCATGATTTAGGCTGAAAGTGATAGATTATACAGCTTTATCGTTTTTTACCTTTTTACGGCTGTTTTAGTAGTACAGTAGCACTATCAAAAACGTTCTCGCCACTTTTTAAAACGAAAAAAAAGACTAGATTTTGGTCTAGTCTTTAATCTTCTCTGTTTAGTGAGTCACAATTGATACCAATCCATCTATGTCCTGACAATTCTCCAACAAACGCTTCTTGTCGTAAGTCTTCTATAAAATCATCAGGGTCATAATAGTCATCATAATCTAAACCACCCATATAGCCTAAATCACCTATTTCTGTAACCTCATCTGCACTTCTACAAATCTTTTCAAGAGTTTTTTCATCCCAATTCTCTAATTTATTTTCATCAACACCATAAAATCCTTGTATTCTACCTTCTGTGATTTCATTATAGATGAACACTGCTCCATCTTTAGAAATACGATACTTCTCCGCAATCTTAGCGAGTTTAACTGGGTCTTTATTAATGAATAATGGATTATCGTATTCGTAGTCCATAGCTTCAAGTTGCTCTTTATCGAAATAATCTTTAATTTCAGTGTTAAATCTTTCTTTAGCTGCTTCTCTCATTACTTTAGCATCTTCAACGGTAACCTTCTTTTCGTTTACTTTTGAACCAGTAATTCTTTCCATTAATTTCACAGGGTCAGAAATACCTTCCTTCTTTGCAACTCTTGCATACCAATCAACATTAAAATCTTCTTTCATTTTGTTTTTGGTATCTGTTTCGTTTAATGTGATGTTTAGTGAGTTGAAGAATGCTTTTGCTTCATCTCTAGGAATTTTGTTAATTCTTTAATAACAAGAAGCAATTTTATCTTGGAATTGGTTATATGATTCCATTGTTGTAAAGTGCATGTCAGACACTGGACACTTACCTTCTTGTGCTACACATTTTAATAATCTTCCATTGTGTATATGTTGTTTCATGATTATATATCCTTTCCTTTAATTATTATATCAAAAAAGAGAGGACGTTATCCTCTCATCAAAAGTGTAATTTTAATCAACATATCATGAGTTAAATCTTTAATATCAGGTAAGAAAGAACTACCATCCTTTAATTTATACTCATACTCATAAAACGTTTTTAATAATCTATCTAAATTTTTACATTTACATCTCTTTATTTCATTTAATCTATACGAATTAGTATATCCTAAAATGTCTAAAATCTCTTGTTCTCTAATCTTATTACTGTTTAAATTTCGATAAACAACCAAATCATTAACTTTATTTTTAATAAGTTTAATGATAACCAATGGATGTGTGTTAACAACAACTCTTTGAAATTCTTCTTCCATTTTCTTAATGCTACCTTCAAGAACATACTTAATCAGATTCCATGGAGGAACCTCACCCATTTTATTAGGTAAATAAGAATATAACTCTTCTACAGTTAGATTTTCAGTATCTTCAATGTTTTTTAATGAATTTCTAATAATCAATAAATCTTCTACATTTTCACCAACATAATATTTAATGAACTCTTTATTCTCTTTGGATAAATCTATTTCATCTAAAATATCTTCTACGCTAATTTCACTATCATAGACTCCACCAAATTGTTCAGTAAATGTTTTTAACCATTTTCCTGGAGCGCTGTTACATACAATAATAACACCGTTTCCGAACCAATTTTCTGTAAATAAGTTAGTTCTTTTATTATTATCAACAAGCTCCTTAAATGCAGTTCTATCACTATCTCGTGTCAAATCTAATTTAACGAAATTGGATGAGAACATATTGTTCTGAGATGCTAAACCTGATTTCCATTGAGTGTATACCAACATTTGGTCTGTTGTGTACCCCCATGATGTATAGACTTCTTTTACTTTATCTAAAATATAGACATCACTTTTATTTACAATTGTATATAGTTTATTCATTGTTTCTTTTTGATGTCCTTACTATACTCAATGTCTTTAATTAAGAAATCATCTGAACCTTCTAATACTCTCGCTAAACTGTCATAAGTTTTGTCACTGTTATCACCTCTAACAAAATATCCATCTAGATTTTTAATAAATACAGGATATTCATTTTTATTTTTAAAGGTCTCAACTAACTTATTGTTTACATAAATATCATGTTCAGTGATACTCAATTTATCTCCAGGTTTTGCAAGAACTCTTTTAATCAACCATTCTTCATTTAATTTCCAACTCTTAGGAGATTTAAAAATAGCAACTTGATTATCTTTAACATTATTTGTCTTTATAAAAAATAATATGTCTCTATCATGAAGTGTTGGTTCCATAGATGAACCAGATACAACAGCAATCTTATAAGGTGCATACAAATGAATTAATGTAGATATTCCAATGACTGCTAACATAAACAATGTGTTTTTCCAAATTTTTCTCAGTCTTCTTCTTTTTCTTCTTTTTACTGCCATCGTTAAATCTTCATTTCCTGACGAATGTTGAAACCGATTGTCTTAAGTACGTCTAAATCAATACGTAATGACTGAGAAATTTTAGTCAACTCATTAATAATCTCATTTATATAAGCCAACTGAAACTCAATATCTTCGCACTCAATTTCAGCTAATCTCTTTTTCTGACTTTCTGTCTTAATTGTTGAGTCAACCATTAACTGTCTAAACTTATGTTTATATTCTAAATCCAACTGAGTTCTCTGTCTTTCATAGTCATTAATCTGTCTTGTAACTTCCTTTAAGTTTAAAACAGTTCTAATTAATGTGGCGTTTAAATTGTCTACATCTCTACTGTCCCAGAATGAACCAGTTGAATTGATTGTGTGTAATTCTTCAAAATTTGGATAATGCGGTAATTGAATAATGTCTGCCATGTTTTTATAACTCCTTTTACAAAAATATTATACAACAAATAATAAAAAAGACTAGAGTTTTTCTAGTCTTAAGCTTTAAAGAATGCTCTGAAAACTGGTAATGAAACAAAGTAACCTGCTAATCTAATTACCCAATCTACGATATGTTTCCAACACCAAACAAAGAATTCAATAATGTCATAATTAAATTGAGATAGTACAGCGATTGCTAATGCTGCTAAGATAATAAATACAATTAATGATTTAATATTCTGTCCAATTTTGCTTAACATGTTCTATTCTTCCTTTCTACATCATTTCTATGATATGATTTGCTCTACGCTCCTTTAAGCATAGTTCACTTAAAAAGTTTTTAACTTTTAGCGGGTCCTTAATATTTTTCAAAACAACAATAGGAGAAGTTCTATCTATTGTATAAAGAATTACATCACCTGTTCCACATAATCTCTGAACGAAGTTTATGACACATCTACAATCAATGACTCGATACAACATTACTTCATCATAGGTTGTATTAACTAAGCCTTTTTCAATATGAAGCTTATTGTAAACAACAGTATAATTAGTGAAACTGATAGGCCACGCTAATATATGTTTTTTATCCTGCCAAAGTATATCTTCCATACGCTAACTTCTCCTTTGTATCTATATCAAAAAAGCAATGGAATTTAATCCATTACTTTATTACTGTCCTGGCATTACCCAATAGTTCGGCGTGAAATATTGAATATTCGTAACAATAGTACCATCATTAGCATTAGCCGCATGTACCATAGAACCATTACCTAAAGAGATACCTACATGATATGCTCCTGCACCTGTGTCATAGAAGTACAATGCTCCATAAGGCGCGTTCCAAATATCGTAATGTCTAGTTCCTGTATAGGACTGCTGTTCTGCTGTTCTTGCACCGATACCAGTTAAGCACTGGACCATACCTGAACAATCCCAACCGCCTGTCGAAGCACCTCCCCAAACGTATGGTACTCTACCAACTGCACTTAATGCTTGCTGTACATAATCACCACCACCAATAATAGGCTGATAATTAACAGACTGTGTATTATTAATACTTCTTGTTGGCGCAACATAAGGCTTCTTTTCTAATGTATAGATATTGTTTCCACCCTCTGACTTCTGCTCTACTACATTGTAATTTGCAATGTCTGAATAACCATTTTCATCTTGAGCACCATCAACTTCTTCAAGTAAATTACCGTCTGTATCGTAGTAATAAGTCTTCTGCTCTACCACATTTACTTTTAGCTTCTGAGATATTTCTTTACCAGTAATATTGGTGTACTTATACTCAATCTCATACTGTCCTACTTGGTTCTTATCGAAGTTTCCTTTTTCGATAGTTAATACTCCTGTACCATCATATGAACCACTAAATGCTATGACACTGTTTAAGTCATAATCTGTTGTCTTAACTATTGTAATCTCATTTTTCTTCAACTCAATTACAGGGTCTCCTTCTGTTACTGATAATGAAACAGTTCTTGTTAAATCTGGTACTAAAGAAACATCATTTTTGTCTGTATAGTGGAAATTAATAGACACTTTCTTGATTTGTGCGTTCTTATCTGTCAAATCAATTTCTTTATCTAAAGTAATCTCCGTTTTGTCGTAATCGATATTTGATTTTGTTGGATTCTCTTTAATGTATTCATCTAAAATCATTTTCTTAATTTCTTTCTTAAGATTTTTAGGTGAATTGAACTTAAGAGAAATCATCATTATTTTTTCTTCTTCAACACTTTTAATCGGTGCTAAATCTTCAGCTCGTGTCTGAGTAATTGTTGAACCAGTTAGAACACCAATTAGTAATGCTGAATATATTAACGTACTTTTCCTCATTTCTCAACTTCCTTTCTACTATAATAGTTATTATACAATGATACTCCAACTTATGTTGGGTTCTTATGTACGTAGACTTCCAGATATACTCGAAAGCATATAAGACTAATCTATTTCCATAAGACTTTCACTATCCATTACTCCAACGAGTAAATTAACGATAGTATAAGGCCCATATCAAGACCTCTTTATATATTTTAAATCCCTATACTACTTAAATTTCTATGTCCGCTCAATCTCTCAACTTCTAAATTATGAAGTTGGTAAAAATTCTCAAACCTTTCATTACACTTATCTATATCAAAACTCTTTAAATCGTCTGCTGTATTCATTATTAAGAACGCTGAATATAAATCTCTTTGAACTTTTACTCCATTAAAGTCATTCCATCGTTGAGATAACTTTTTCTTGTTGTAAGTACCATCGAAGTGGTTAAATTGACTTGCCTTCGCACTCCATGTATCAATTTTGATTAAACGTTTTCCATAATAGGATAATTTTCTGTCGATAATTCCCAATAACATCGAAGGTACTCTATTACCAATAGACTTACCAAAGCATTTCTTTCTCTTAAACTTGCCAAGTACATTCTTTTCAGTCTTTGTGGACCTCTTAGCAAGTCCTTGGAAATTCATTTTCTCTACGTAGATAGTATCACCAAGAGAGATAATCTCATTCGCTAAATACTCGTGTTGATACTTCCTTACGTCCGCTTGCTTACGATATAATTCCTTCAGTTCGTTTTGATATTTGACGTAATGATTTGATTTGTTCCAAACCACCTTCTTGTTTCCTTGTTTCTTGATAGTACCATCTTCGTTATAGTTGTTTTGGTTAGTTGCTCTACGACTTCTATCCATCTTTCTTAATAATCTTCGTTTTTGATTTTCGATATTTTGTACTCTGTCAGCGAGTTCTAAAATTTTGACATCCGTAGCAGAAGAGTAAGCAATCGTAGATGTACCTATATCAATTCCGACATCTCCTTCTCCGATATAGTGTTTCACTTCACCTGTTTCATTATCAACTTTAATAGGTGGAGTTCCCTTAAAAACGATTTGAACATAATATTTGTATTTAGTTCTTACAAACTTTCTGATAAGGCGGCAATAAACAATCTCTGATTTTAACGCTTGATTTTCATAATAATTGTTGTAATCAATGACTACTGGAATTTTTAGACCATTCCATAAAATCATATTATCTTTGAAACGAATACCTCGTGTATTAGTTGTTCCTTCTAATGAATTAAAATAATCATGTTTTTTATAATGGATATATTCTCCATTTCCATAAAAGAGTTTTTCGTATGCTCTCCAAAGATTTGCGGCAATTTTCCGCGCTGTAAGAGCATCTATATTACTAGAAAAGTGGTGTTGTAATTCCTGTACATCTTTATAGAATGAATATTCTGACATACCAAATTGTTCTCTAATGTCATTAATTTGTCTCCAAACAGACTTATCTTTCTTCTTATCTCCTGATAATTGTGAAATAAGACTTCTATACTTCTTAGTCTTAATCATCTCTCTATAACGTTTTTGAGTTATATTCACCAAAGAGTTATAAATCTGTCTGCCAATCTCGAAACGCTTATCAAGTACATCTTCTTGATATTTCTCTGTTTTGAGTGGAAATTGGACTACGAAATATACCATTGTATTCACTACCTTTCTAATAACTTATTATCAATATGATTACTATATTTAAAATTCTCATATCTAAAATTACAAAACTCTTATTTTGTAGACTTCCTAATAAATTATACAACAACTATACTATTTATATCGAGAAAAAGGACTCTTCCAATTAAGGTTGAGTCCTTTATTTTAGAAGTTTACTTCTCTTCTTCTTCCTTCTTTTTCTTAGCTGCTAGGTAGATAATGAAACCTCCACCAACTGCTAACACTGTACCGCCTGCAATTAATGCTGGGTCGATACCTTGAGTCTTCTTCTCTTCAGACTCGGAAGTTGAAGTCATATCTTCAGTCTTCTTTTCATCAGACTTCTTTTCTTCATTCTTCTTCTCTTCTTCAGACTTCTTAGCTTCTGCAGCTTTCTTTTCTGCTTCCTTAGTAGACTGTTCAAGAGCTAACTGCTTCTGCTCAGCTTCAATACGAGCCAAGTTGGCAAGAATTGCTTTGAAACCTTCTGAAGCCTTATTTAATAATGAAATATTGTTAGCAACTACTGCACTATCATGTTCTAATGAAGTCTTAGAATTTGTTAGTTCTGCTAACTTATTAACATTAGCTTCAAGATTACTCATAAGAGTATTGTACTCAGCTTCATGTAAACCTAAGTCATTTACTACTGTGTAGTCATCAGAATGACGAGCTTCATATTCAGACTTGAACTTAGATAACTTATCTGCTTCAACCTGAGCTGCTGCTGTCTTATCAGTAAGTACATTATTTGCTGTTGCAATTTCAGTTGTCTTTGTTCCAATATCTGCATCATACATTGTAGGGTTCAATGTTGGCAATTCTGCATTAATAGCTGCTACACGGTCATTGATATTCTTTTGAGTTTCAAGTAATTGCTTAGCTTGTTCTACTAATGTATTCTGAGCATCTACAAGAGCTTGCTGGTCAGCTACTAATTGAGCCTTAGCATTCTTGTCTGCTTCAACTGGAGCAATAGCCGTATCCTTATTGGAAATTTCAGTATTCTTAGCTGAGATTTCGTTGTTCTTAGCTAAAATCTTAGACTGAATATCTGCTAACTTACTTGCATTTTCTGCAAGGGCTGCTACAACCTTATTTAACTCTTCTTGCTTAGCTGTTTTATCACTTACAAGAGCATTCTTTTCAGCTGTTAACTGATTAAACTTCTTGTTTGTTTCATTGAATTGATTTAATGCTTGCTTAGCGTTTTCTAATGCACTATTCTTTGTAGCAAGATTGCTCTCTAATGTGCTAATTTGTGTTGCTAACTGCTGTGCTTCTGTAGTAGCATTAGCAGCCATCTGTTCTAACTGAGCTAACTTCTGTTCAGCTTCAGTCTTCTTCTGTGTTGCTGTAGCCTTATCACTAGTTGCTGTACTAATTGCGTTTGTTGCTGCATCAATCTTAGCCTGTTCAGCACTAATTGTCTTTACAGTTTCATCAATCGCCTTGTTAATTTCTGCCAACTTCTGTTCAGCTTGTGCTTTTTCAGCCTTCTTAGCTTCAACAGCAGCCTTAGCATTATCTAACTCTGTCTGTAATTGCTGTGGAACAACTTTATTTACCCAGTTAGTAGCAATTTCACGGAAACGCTCTTCTGTGTAATAACCATTCTCTTCTGTCATGAATGCCTTCATCTTAGCATCGTCTGTAACACCTTCAGATGGATATAAAGGAATTGCATGATTCTTATCACTATAAGCACTTGATGTGTTTGATTGACCTAAAATCTCAAGTCCAACACCAGAGTAGAATGAAGGAACATTTTCTTTACCAACACCTTGACGTTGATTAGGTCCAACCTTAGTGAACATGTAAGGAGATATTGCATATAGCTTACCATATTGGTCAGAGAACCACTTGTAGTGTCCGCCATTTGATACCTTCTCATCATCCCACCAACCCTTCATGGATTCCTTTTCATAAGTTGTGTCTGCTCCGAACCAAGCCTCTTTACCTGTTGCTGTAAATAGGTTATCTGCACCTGGTACGTATGTGTGATACCAATAATTATTAGCACCAATAGCAACTGCGATAGCTTCTGTTAACATACTACGTACATCAACCTTAACTGGTTCTAATCCAGCTTCCTTACGACGGTTGTTAAGTTCTGTAACAGTATTTACCATACGCATTAAGTTATCCTTAGCAGATGTTAATGCTGTTTCATCACCATTTAACCATTCACGTACTGTCTTAACTTGGTTGTAATCCTTACTCTTTGAAATAACCATCTTGATTGGTGTATTCATTACGAACTCAAGGTATTCATCCCAAGTTTGAGGCTGTGTTGCTGATGCATTTAATGTACCAGTCTTCAATGTTGGAATTGAACCACCATTAGCCTTTAAGAAGTTTAAGAATGTAGAGTTATCTGTTGCTTGAGCAATCTTATCTTCTACTTCCTTCTGCTTAGCTTCAAGTGTTGCTAATTCTTGATTCTTTGTATCAAGAGAATTCTGAATATTTGTCTTTTCAGCTTCCTTAGCGTTCTTTGTTTGTTCTGCTGCTAATTTAGCTTGTTCAGCAGTTGTCTTAGCTTGAGTCTGTTCTGAAATAGTGTTATCTAAACCAGAAATCTGATTTGTGATATTTGCTACTTCATCCTTCTTCTCTTGAATCTGTGTCTTTAATTCAGGAGAAGTAATCTCTGCTAGACGAGTACGCTTAGCTTCTAAATCCTGTTCGATTGTAGAAATTTCAGCTGTAATGTCTGTTACATTCTTTTCAAGATTTTGCTTCTGAGCTGTAAGAGTTGCTTCATTTACACCTAAAGCATCAATCTCTGACTGCTTATTTGTAATGTCTTGAGTAACAGTAGCGATTTGACTATCAAGAGTATTCTTTTCTTCAGTCTTAGCTGTTCCTGTTGCTTCTGTTTGAGACTTACTATCTTCTAGTGTCTTTAACTCAGCTTTCTTTGTTTCTAATTCTTGTGTTAATGCTGTTTTTTGTTCTTGTAAATCAGCAAGTTGTTTTGTAACAGTATCTAATGCTGTTTGACGAGTTGCTAATTCAGCTTTCTTGTCATTTAATGCAGAAGTCTTAGCGATTAAATCTGCTTCTAATGGAGCAATATCAGCAACCTTAGGTGTTAACTCTGTCTGTTCCTTCTTCAAAGATTCAATCTTATCTTCTAATGCTTTCTTATCTGATTCCAACTTTTCCTTTTCAGATGTTAATTTATCTACAGATGCCTGAGCTTCTGCTTGAGCATTAGCTGCTGCTGCTGAAGCTTCTGTTAATTCTGCCTCTGTCTTAGCGAGACTTGCCTTGTCAGCTTCAATTTCTGCTTTCTTAGCTTCAATTTGCTTATCTAACTCTGCACGTTCGTTAGTATACTGTGTAATCTGACTATTTACATTTGCTAACTGACTATTAACATTTTGTAAATTCTGTTCTTCTTGTGGTGTTCGATTGTCAACTTCAGGTTGAGACATCTGACCAACTTGTTCAGGTGTTAACTCTTCAGCTGCCATTACTGATGTAACCTGTGCACCAACTGTAACTAATGATGCTGTTGCAATGACACCCTTTGCTAAAATGTGTTTATTCTTCATTTCTTAATTTTTTACCTTTCCTATGATGTATATATCATAATTGTTGAGCCTCTGCTCTTAACTTATTTAAACTTTGTTCGTAAATGTTGTTGTACTCATCTTTATCTATACCATATTTGTTGAGAACTTCTGATGTAGATAAACTTTTATCAATCTTACTTTTATGTAATACAACTACTCTTTCTTTTTCAGAGAGTGTTGATAACATCTCTTTTAGTCTCTTTCTGTCTAAATCTTCATGTTTATAATCATCTAAAGATTCTTTACTAATTATGTCATGATATGTAGATTCATATTCTGTGTCGAATGTTAGAATACCATCTAACTCAAGTACTCCTTTCATAAGATTTAATACACTGTACACTGTATCAACTCTCATTCTTAAGTCTTCAGCTATTGTCATAACATCATAATCTGGATGTTTGTTAATATAATTTTTAACATCATTTATATATCCCAAAATTCTCTGAGATGTATTTCCAAAAATTGCTACATTATATGAGTTTTGTAATTCTCTAATAATGTTCATTTTTGCACCGGTTGAAACTACATAACCTTTCGTGTAATCATACTCATCTTTAATAAATTTTGTTAATGCATATAAAGCATCACTACAGGCCATCTCTAATGTGTATAATCTAGAAAAATCTTTCTTTCTACTTACAAAATCCATAGCCCATTTATAAGCAAGTTCAATATTGTCTGCAATTAATGACTCGACTGAATTGTTATAAGTCTCCTCTGAAATAGATTCATCTCCATTTCGATACTTGTAAATAATCTCTCCATGATGTAAATCATGATTAAGTCTCTCTTTACCAAGAAGTCTCTCTTCTGACTTCGGTACTACCATGTTAAAATAATACCCGCTATATCTTCTTCTGCTGGTACTAGCATCACATAACATTAATTTATCCATTATTCTGTCTGCTCCATTCGTCTTATTTAATATCATTATATTATAGACAATGAAGTTTGTAAATAGCTATTTCCTATTTTTTGATGAAATAATTAAAATTAATGTGATAAGTATTGTTACTCCCATAATTGATAAACAGGATATTGTTATTAATTCTCTATTTTTTAATAACACAATGGTTATTTGAGAAATATCTTGAGTAGGAATGAATTTTTGAACTGTATCTAAATCTCTAGATAAAATTTCTAAATTCTCCACACTATAGATACTTAAAAAAGCTTCTTGAATTAGCAATACTCCTACTAAAACGAAATTAATGAATATTACTAATATGATTCCTATTTTCTTCTTCATTTTTACATTTCAATAAGAGATGGAACATCTACATTATCTTCAATATAAATACAAGTATAGTCATCTTCATCTTCACTATTATGTAACTCAGCAAACTCTTGTTGCTCAAAGCCTTCTCCTAAACCATCTGAATTCTGTCCATCTAATTCATCTTTTAATGCAATCAGCTCTTCTTGTGTTAATAACGCATTGGAAATAATGTTAATGAAGCCTTTGTTGTTAGTAATCAAATCATACTGAATCAAAATAATCTTTTCTGATAATTCATCAGGTAAATAGTTAGCCATATTGTCTTCATCTAAATATTTTCTGGCTTCCATCCAATGTTCGTCAGGAATACTGTCGGATAAATCAAAATAAGTTCTATATAAATGTTTTTCCATGTTCTTTTTACCTCATTTATATTTTATATCAGTTTTTACAAATTGTACACCAGAACTGTTTAAACCGTGATTTTAACTGAAAGTGATAGATTATACAGCTTCTTCTTTTTTCACCTTTTTGAGGCTGTTTTTGTAGTACAGTAGGCCGCTGTTTCTCGTCCTGACCACTTTTTAAAATAAAGAAAAAGTAGGCTATTTCACCTACTTAGATTGCAACTGTTTTAATAATGACATTTTGTATTCATTTGATACGTTTAAATATTTTAATGCATCAAAGTTATTACTTAATAATGTTTCTAAATCTTCATATCTTTCTGTTTCAATTGTTGCCTTAATGATTGCTTTACTTATCTCTGTCTGTCTTCTTCTATCGTGCTCATTTTTCTCTTTTCTATCGAAAATAGAGCTACCTTGTTTTTCATTGTTCTTCTCTTCCCAGTTAATATCTCTTGCGACTTTGAGAGAGTTAAATTCGATTGTTCTTTCAAGTAAAGAGAAATACTCATTCTTATCTGAATATCCCATTCTCTCTCTTACAAGATTCTCATCAACTAATTTAATATCAACATTAAGTTCTGATGCTAATTCCTTTACTACTCTACTGTGTTCTTTCTGGAAATTTGCTAAATCATCACCTAATAATTCATTACCTAATTCATATGGTCTAAATTGAAGGTATCGATTTAAATAAGCACTAAATGGAACTGTCTCTTTTTCATCAAATTTATTAAGAGCAATCATAATCCATTCTCGAATCTGACTTTCAATATCTTCATGAGAATTAATGTATGTCTTAATTGTTTCCATGTGTGGTTTCAAACACTGTTTACTAAAATTACTATAGAACATTAGGAAACCACCTAAAAAGTCTTCATCGAAATCAGATAAACTTCTCCACTTTCTTTGTACAGTATATCTAATAACGAGAGAATTAAATTCTCTACCTGTTAATTGTGATGTTAGAATCTGCTCTATATACTTAAATGATGTAGTGTAAATTTTTAATTGCTTCTTGTTTTCTCTATACACACACCAAGCATAGCCTCTTAAAATATTTTTAATCTTGTATAACACATTAACGTTATCACAATATACTAATAAAATATTAGAAATGTGTTGAGGAGTCTCGAGTAAAACGTCTACTTCTGTTTTTCCTCCCCAAACTCTCGGACTAAAATCGTTAGGAACTATAGCTTCTTCAATATTTAAGTTGTTCTCATGATACCATCTAAAGACCTCTTCAGAATCAACTCGATATGAATTTTGTTTATGAATAATTGGTATCGTAGTCTCTTCTAAATATTTTACTAAATCTTCTCTATCTACTTGAGACAATTTTAACCACTTATCAAAAGTATACCACTGACCAGAATGAATTACTGCATTAATTCTAAAATCTTTATCTCTTAAAGAAAATTGTTCTTTAATCTTTTTATTGTTACAAATTTCTGGCATCTAATTCCTCCTTAAATAATACTCTAGGATATAAATAGTCGTAATTGTCCAGAATATCATAAATAATTTCTAATAATTCATGAATACCTGCTCCAGGAATTATATTAATAATTATCTCATCTCCTCTTGAGACATTCTTATCATAATCACTAGCTGCAATATAATTTTTAAACTTATCTAAAATTTCTTGATATGTATCTTCTGTATCGTAATCTAATGCGATTGTTATCGATTTAATGCACATACACTTGAATCTCCTTGTTAAAATAATTATACAACAAAAAAGAGAACGTCTATTTTTCATCGTTCTCTAAAATATATGTGCCATCGCCATTGCGTCCAATAACAGCGCAACCTTTTTCTTTAGCTAATTTAGCTCTAACTTTTAATTCTTTGTTTACTAACTCATCTACAACAGTCATTTCATCTAATTTTAGTTGAGTGTTAAATGAAATATTAACACCTCTTTGAATTCTCTTAGATATATCAGTGCTTTTCTTCTCATTAACTTCCTTTAAAACGATTAAATCTGCTGTCTTTAAATAACCTATCTGCTCAGAACTAATAAAAGCATTAGACCAATTCTCTGAGGACATATTGTCTCCAAAATCTGCTAATACAAAGTCATCATAAAAATGACTCTGTTCTAAAAAGTTTACCCTATCACTGAATTCTTGACATTTTTCTGCACTATTAAAATGAGCTTCAATAGGCATCAATGGACATTTTCCAGGTTGAGCGTGACATTCACCTATACTTCCATCTTTACATCTATGATATTGTCCCATTATTCCACATCCTCTCTTTTCTTATGTCTAAATACTCTTACTCTTGTTGTATCATCTAACTGATAGTCTTCTACAGTATAATTCAACATCTGAATCATATCTAATGTTGAAGGATTCCTACTTTCTATATATTTAAATATCTCTATAATGTCTCCTTGAAGGTTCATTTGTTCAGCACTTGGAGATACCGACATCACAGCTGTCATCTTATAATAATTCTGCATATTCGCTAACATCTCTTCATTCGATAAGAATTGAGCATCTTTATCTTTCTCTTTTACTAAACCTTCTCTAAAATAACTATATGTAGATGTTTCTCTTCTTCTCCAATTGTTGGTCTGTTCAAATGCACTAATTAAAATATCTTCCATCTTATCTCTAATAAATCTATCCATGTTACTATTAATCACTATAGCGAAACTATCTGGAGTACATCTATCGTAATTACTTATCCAACTCTTATCCTTAAAGTCATCAATATTACATACTAAATCATTATCTGGTTCAAGAATTTTCTCATCTTGTAATATAGGATATTTCATCCTTGTCTCTTGCCACTTGTCATAATAAATAGATGCATCTGTTATATTATCAAAGTGTTTTCCATATTTACATTCACGAATAGATGCTGTACAGACTTTCGGACCCTGTTCAGTTATATGAAATTTTTTACCCACTCTATTAATCGCTTGTAATTTTTCTTCTCTAGAATTAGTAGGAGTAGAAACATCTTCTTTTTTAATCTCCTGAGTTTGTTTAGGAGTTGTTTCATTATTTTTACTGTTTCCAAAAAGTTTGTCAAAAATTCCCATGTCAACCTCCTAAACAACTGTATTTTTTCAGAGTACTTCCAATATTAGTCTCTGTTACTTTTCCTTCTCTGTTAACTCTAATGTATATATCGCTAAATTTAAGAATATTAGTTTCTTCAATGATTCCTTCAACATAATCTTCACTATATTTAGAATCTTTTATATCTACACTATAATATAAATTAACATCTCCATTAGGTAAAATAGTAGACCTAGATAGTTTAATATTTTCAATATTAGACAGATGTAACACATCGTCGTTAAAAGGTTTATAGTTTCCACTTAAATATTTATCTGAATTATATGTGTAATCTAAATATCTTGAAACCAAGTCATTCGCTGTTATTCTTACCAATACGTGAATATTGTCTTTGTTTTTAAAGTCATCTTCTGTTCCTTGATAATTTCCTCTTAAATTACAACTCTTCATCAAGAAATCTTGCCCTATTTCATCTGCAGAATCTAACTGTTTATTGGAATAATTAAAAAATTTGTCAGATATATAAATGCCGCCCATTCCCATTAATGTAACAAGAATAATGATAATAAAATATTTTATCTTTTCACTCATTACTTATATTTCTCCAATTCAACTTCAGCAACATTAGAATGAGACCAAGTAGCACAATACTGACCTAACTTATCGTCAAAATCTTTATCTATCTCAAAAACAACTTGACCGTTTTTGATACGATAAAATAATTTAACATTCAGTATCGTTTTGTCTTCTGCTTTTGTTCGATACATAAACTCATCTGAAATTTCTATATCTCCTCGCTCTGGTGATGCTGAAGTCTGCCACCCTATCTCTTCAAGTGTTATATCGAAGTTTATATACTCTTTTGTTATTTCATTAATATGTATATCTTTTGTGAACCATGTTGAATAAAAATATGGAAATGGATAAATTCCATTAGGTATTTTATCTACATTCGTGTATCTATTTACTTTATAAGTCTTGGTGTTTAAGACTTCAATAATCTCTTTTTGTTTATTAATGTAGTTATCTGCCCTTGCTTGAAAGGTGTTAACTTTCTGAGCCATATTAAAATCTGTTGACGTATTTATAAAATCTTTAAATGATTCTTCTACATTCATATTTCCAGATGCTATATGAGTACTCTTAAAATTGTTGACAATAAACAATGAGACTATTAATATAGGAATTACTATAATAATGCCTATTATTACTTTAACTGGTTTTCTCAGTTTTCTCTTTTTCATGCGTCATCCTTTCTATCCAATCATAAGCTTGTTCTTCGTTGAACCATGCAATATAATTGAGATTGTTTTCAATAGCAGTGTTCAGTTTAAGAATATCTCTATGAGTCCAACCATCAATAGCATTCTTGTAAAATGTAGAATGCTCCGAGCGTCGTTTCCACATCTCTAATATATTTCTACTATTCTCATCATTTTCATCATAGAAACACCCACCGTGTGTCCACATGCCATTGTATTCGATGTATAAGTCTAGAGAAGGAATGTAATAATCACATGCAAAAGGATATTTTTCACTTTTATACTGTGTTTTTAAATCAGGAAAGAGTTTTCTTAATTCTATTTCTAGTTCTTTTTCAGGTTTAGAAGAACTAAAAGTATTGTTTTTCTTTTTGGTGTTATAACTTTTCTCTAAAGACTCTTGAGAATGAGACATCTCCTGAATATCTTCACGTTGAAAAATATAATTAATATCGTATCTATCTAACATAGTGTTCATAATTTTTTCTTTTACAACATCTGATTGTAAAAAGTGTTCTGTATTATATCTCTCTAATGATGTCTGTTTTACTTTTTCTCTATATTCATCTGTTTGAGAATAATATTCTTTACCATATCTCTCTAAATTCGTCTTTCTTATTTGTTTCTTAATATCCTCAGATTGAGCTGCATTTTCTACACCAAATTTTTTAATACAAGTATTAACAGAATGTTCTCTATATTCATCTGTTTGAGAATAGTACTCTTTACCATATTTCTCTAGGTTCGTTTTCTTAACCTTGTCTTTTACTTCTTGAGATTTTGCGGGATTATCGACTCCATATCTTTCTAATGACACCTTCTTAATTTTTTCTTGAACATCTTTAGATTGTGTTGGCCACTCTACACCTAATCTATTAAGATTAGTTTTTTTAATTTTATCCTTTACTTCATCAGACTTAAATGTACAACAAGGACAATATTTTGTATACCCAGTAGAAAAACTCTTATAATTGGTTTCTTTTCCACATACTGGACATATTCCTTCGTTTTCTTTTTTGAAATATGTATCATAGTATTCTTTTGACTTTATTTTATGATTTTCTGAAACATGTGTCAACAATGCAACAATATTTTTAAACTCTCTTCCACAAATTTTACACTTTTCCATTATTTCACGTATCCTATCTTCAATGTATACCCTGCTGCCTCAAAATCTGTAAATGTGTATTTTCCTTGCCATTCTTCTGGACGAAGAATTCTCCAGTTCCATGTTCTAGGTGAACCATTTTCTGCACCTGACCAACCAGCAACATTTTGCTCTATAATCAATATAGTTCCATCTTCAAAAACATGTGAAACTTGGCCTGTGTGACCTGCCAAAAAAGGACCATATTCCACACTAAAAATGTTTCCTCTTTTTGGAACGTTAGTTTTAGGCACGCCTTTCTTTTCCCAAAACGATGTTACTTGTCCACCATTACCCATAACGTTCTCTGCTGGTTGTCCATCTTTGAACCACATGTGATAAGCAGCATTTGCGCTATAATCAGTACAATTCGCGTAATCGTAGCAACGCAAATACCAGCTTGCCTCATCTGACCACAGTAATCCAACCTTAGTAGGGTCAATTGCATAAGGTGCAATACTATCAGGTAAACCGATTTGGCGTCTGGCGACATGAGGTTCAAATCTTGTATCTGTCCATATTGAACCATCTGCTGGGTTGTATGTTCCTGTACCATCCACTTTAACAGTACCATCATTATAACTTGCATCACCGAAACCACTTGTATCAGATGCTTTACCACCGTTTACTCTTGATTTACCTAAACCAGAGCCTAACATTTTACCAACTGAACGATTATCATTAATATATTTTACTAATTCTGTTAAGTCATAATCTTCTTCAGAACGTACAGCTGTTTTAGCACCAGATATATCTTCACTATCTAAAGTAAATAGTTTAGAACCTTCAGTATGACCTAAAGCATTAACAACATCCATCATCGCTTTTAATTGAATAGAACTGTTATACCATTGTTTATTGGCTTTATAAGCCTTCATAACAATATTACTCGCATCTTTCCATTGTTCTGTATCTGTTGCCTGATACCCACCTATTGATAAGTTACTAATCTCATTGTTCTGAATCATTTTAATAAGACATTCTGTATTACAGTTACTATCTAATGTTGTGTTTATATAGTGATTGTCTTTAAAGGATTTAGCGAGATATGCAGATGCACTAGGATTTACTCCGTTATTAGCGAAATATAAACCTATTGCATGTTCTCTTTCTGAACCATTAATAAAATCAACATCTGGTGCTTCTGTTGATACTTTATCATTCACCATATTATTAGGACCATACACCTGAGCTCCTGATGATATGACTAATACAGTAATTAACAAGGCTTCGATAATTAATCCGATAGGAGATATAAGGAATAATGCAATTCCGATAATGGTACTTAATACCATGTGTCCTATCATCTGAATTCTTTTAACTGCATTATTTATGTTATTAACTAGACCTTGAACTTTTTCGTTTACTTTAGATTGTCTCTGTTTATCAACGTTCTCTTGAACTTCTTCTTGTTCTTGAGTCTCTTGTTCTTCTGTATTGTTTTGTTCCTGAGTTGTTTCTGAGGTATCTTGTTCTTGAGTAGTTTCTTCTTGTTGCTTTGTTGTTTCATTTTTTTCTTGATAATTTAATAGTTCGTCTCTCTCACTCATAAAATACCTTCCTTTCTTTTAAATTACTCTTGTTGAGATTTTAAGTCTTGTTCTCTTTCCCACTCGAGATATTCTCTCTCCTCTTCCTCTGCAATTCGTAATCTATCTTCGTATTCTTTTCTCTTTTCTTCATAATCTTTTTCGATTAGTGAAAAGGCTTCTTTGTATTCTTGTAGCTCCTGCTTGGAGTAAGTTACATCGTTAAATAACTTTTCAAGTCTCTGACGTTGAGCCTGGAAATCAAACTCTTCTACATCTCTATCTCTAAAGAAATCACCTTTATTTAAACTAAATAAGTAAGGCAATGATTTAGTCTCTGCTACATAATTTGCAACGGCATTCATTTCCTGCGCTTTCGTCCAATGATAAATTTCTTCATCTGACTTTCCTGCTGCTTTACCATCTCTTATCCATCTATCTGATACTTCACTATAATAATCTTTATAATACTGAGTTGTATCGTTCTCATCTTTAGGACCTAAAAAACTAGGATTTTTATAGTTGTCTCTCTGACCTCTATACATAATAACTTCTGATGAGTCTTGATAAATATCTGACTGATATGCCAACCAATAAGCATTTCTAATCTCATCATTTGTCATGTTCTCAATATCTGTTACATTATACTGTGATAACTCTGTTAACATCTCTGTTACATCTATTTCATCATCTTCATCATCCATAGAAGTAATAATATGAACTAAACCTTCTTGAATTTCTGGATTAATTGTGTAATCTAATTTGTTTTTAATTCTATTATACTTTAATATAACATTATCATTAAATCTATTACATTCTTCTTGTGTATGTAAATGAGGTGCTCCCTCTTTCATATATGGACAATTTCCAGGCTTCGCTGTACATTTTCTCCATACTCCATCTACTAAATGTTGCATATTTTTGTTCCTTTCTTGTTTACTTTATGTTATAATATCTATATCGGGAAAGGTTGTGTATCTTTATGGTAAAACAGGTTGATTATGATAAGTACATAGAAATGATTCAAAGTAATAAGTTTGACAATGTTATTAATAGTCTTAGAACAGATATTGCAAACTATATTGTCAATGTTCTAAAAATGAAAGATAAGACAGATAGTTATTTTGATTTAAATATAGAAAAAAGTATTAATAATAGTAATCTTGCATCTTTCTCATTTGCTACTATTTCTACAGATAATTTCTCTAAACCTCATCAAAAGGTGTTAACTGTAAATAAACAGTTTTTAGTAAACTGCGGTCTACTTGGTAGAAAAGATGTTCTAATCGATACAATTAAACATGAATTAGTTCATTTCTATGTTGCTCAAACTATTTCACCTAAAGATGCTGCTGATGGAGAATTCGCATTCGAAATGGCTTTAAAGAAATATGATGCACCTTCTTCTAATGCAACACCAGAAGAGAAGAGATTTACAAGAGTAGTTAGTGCACCTTCCTATTCAACATTATATGCAACAGATGTTGGTGAAGCTGTAGGTATTCCATTTATTGGACCTAAGTCGCTCTATAATATCACAATAGGTGATAAGTATTATAAATACTTAGAGGCAAGAAAAGTTGTTGTTGAAATGGAATAGTAAAAAACACCCCTTATATTAGGAGTGTTTTTATTTTTTCTACTTAGAATTGTATAGAAGAATTAGTTCCTTAATCTCTTGAACTAAATCACTTGGCATATCCTTAATTGTTGTCTTTCCACTATTTTCTGTACTAATAGTCAATGACATAGAAATGTCATGAATATCTGAACTACTGAAAATGGATTCTGCTTCATTTAAGGAATCTGCTAACTTCATACTCTCTTGAAGTCTCTTCAATTGAGCTTGCAATTCTTCTTGTTGTTGTAATAATGCTTGTTTATCTCTCATTTTACCACTCGCTTTCTAAACTTATTATACAACTTCATTTACTTCTTGTTCTTCTGTAATCTCTTCATCTTTTCCTAACAAATACCACACTACGTACTTAAAGTATGGAATTCCGATGTAACATGCAGTATATAAGAAATCGTCTCTATCTGGTAACAATTTCTTAATCACAAAATATTTAGTTCCTATCTCTAAAATCACTGACATTACAACTACAAAGATAATGACAATCAATGCTAAGAAACCAAAAATAGGAGAAATAATTAATAAGAAAATTAAACCAAGTTCATAACCTACAATATTAGAAATATGATACTTTCCTAATTGCATTTTGTTTCCAATTAAGAATGGTTCTGCGAAAAATCTCACGATAGGAATTCTTGCCATGATGGCTTTTTCAGGACATACTTTCTTCATTGCTTTATATAAGAAAATATATGACATGATGTAATCAAAAAGTAAAAAACCTAAAAAGATTGATGTATATGCTACTGACATAAACGTAACAAATTCATTAGTGAAACTATTATACATACAATTAACCTCTCTTTCTATTATTATTTATATCAAAAAAGACGCTCTTTATTCAAGAGACATCTTTTATTGTTTATGCACCGAACACTTCTTGGAACAACTTCTGACTCACTGAAGCCAATCTGAAATCTAAGACTTCTTCAATAACTTCACCTTCATCATTGGTTGCAGCTTCATAATCGTTATCAACAATTTCCCATCCAACAAGTTCTACGAACTCGTTCATGTGTAATACTGAATTGTTACGACTCTCAATGAAATTAGATGCTTCTACAACTTTAGTACGTGTTGATGTATCAATCTGTCCACTTGGTAAATTAACTAAGATGAACTTGTGTTCATTCTTACTCAACATACCGTAATGTCCTCTGAAATCTTCAACAGGAATCACAATCTCTGGTGTATCAGTGTTTAAATTAAACTCTAATCCATTCTTAACGAATACCTGAGCATGCATAACATCACCACAACGATTAGCAAATAAGTTCGCTGTGAAATTAATCTTATCGAAAGGTGCTTCATTAGATACTGACATGTACTCAGCTGCTCCATGAGGACCAACATGAGTTACGTCACCACTAAATGTGATACCAGCACTATTCTTATTATCACAGAAACCGTATTTCAACAACATCTTAGTGTCATTATGAATACCATTACAATGTAAGTCATAGTCTCCTTCATCTAACCAAATAATGCCAACTGACATATCTCCAGATAGATTATTCACTTCAGTAAAGTATGGAACATTACCAATGAACTGACGATAAGATGTAGGTAAAGCAAGATTAATGTTCTTATCTAACTTAATCTTCTTAACTTCATTAAATCGATTCTTTAGTTCAGCTTCAACTAATCCTAAATAACGATTTAATCTTTCAATGTCTCGATTAGATAACTTATTTCTATCCTTAGATGCTAACTTAGCAGTCTTAATAAGGAAAGTGTTTACATTATTTAATCTTGACTTGATACCACTAAATAATCTAAATAACTGTAAATTACTTAATGTAGATAACTGTTTTGAAAATTCATCATTACTAAAATGTAAGTTAGTTGCTTCTTCAAGGAATGACTTCTTCTTCGCAACGTGACTCTTCTTTCCATCTTTTGTAATCTTGTTTAACAATGTTACAACTTCTTTATTATCGATGCTCTTCGCAATCTTACGAATCGCAAGTAATTCTTTACGATATGTCTGAGATTCTCTTTCAAGAGCCTTGTTGCTCATTAATAAAACATTCTTCATTAATAAAGAAATTGTTTCATTATCTATCATGTGAGTAAGGATATTAAACATCTTACGACGTGTCATTACACCACAATTCTCTGGAGTTATCATTCCTAATAATTCCTGAATTGTTCTTGGTGCAATATTATATCTCTTCATAAATGCATATTTTAGTGTTCTAGACTTCATAGCAAAAACATCGACATCTAAATTGAATGTATCGACCCACTTAAAGTATTCATTAATATCAAAAGATAATTGCTTAGTATTCATAATATAGTTGCTTAATGTCTTATTGAAATCTAAACTTCCAAGTACATCAACAACCACATAATTCTTACTAACAATGTTAGTAACAACTGCTCTATCTTCATCTGAATAGACATATTTTGTATCTGGGTCTGTGAACTGATTCATGTAATAAATCATCTGCCAGAAATCTAATTCAAACTCAGACTTATTTAAAACACTTTCTAATGTTGGATAGAAAGTTTGATTTGTTGCGTTCATGTCAAAACCAAAGATTTTTAATGCACTATCATAGTCTTCCTTATTAACAAAAGTACTTGTGAAAATGACACCCTTATTAAAAGCATCAGAAATCTTTTCATCTGATAAGTGAGTGTTACCACGTCTAGCGATTTTTAAAGTCTTAATAATATTTTCCATCATTTATATATCTCCTTACTCTTTAAGAGTCTTCTAATAAAATTTAAGCAAAAATCTGAGAACAGAAACGAGAAATTAAATTTCGTTAAATCTCTTTCGTCTAACTGAAATAACTCTTCTGAAACACTGTTCTCAATTCTATCCTTCTTTATCACGCTTGTAAAAACAATTCTATCTTTAATAATCAATGAAAACATCGAACAATTATATTTCTCAATATAAGTCATGTTCACTGTTCCAATGTTATTAATTCTTAATTCAATATTGTCTTCCTTTAAATTAGGAAGAACTTTACTAATATAGATTAACAAACTATTATATTCTTCGTTTTTATTAATATAATTCAAAATAGAGGCACGACTTTTTTCAAAATTTAATAGATTCATACTTTTCACACCTCTTTTCTTTGTTAACCTTTTTAAACTGTTCTGTGAAAATTTTAATTAACTTTTGTGTATCTCTTATTTGTTCTTTACGAAGTTCTCGAACGAACTTCTCGTATTGGTAGTTTTTCTCCATATTTTATTATACAACAACTTCCTTAGTAACGAAATAACGAAGACTTCACATATATATTACGAAGTAAGAAAGAGACAACCATTAATAGAATAGAGAACATGAGTACTCCAGATTCTAAAGATTCGCTGATTCCATATAAGATACCTAAAATGAATGTTACAACAATGAATGTTTTTACTAAATCACTTACCCACTTCTTAAAATGTTTATTCTTCATATATATACACCTCTTGTTCTTTACAAGAGTAATTATATCTTATATCATTTAAAATGTAAATAAAAAAGAGAGAACTTTTATGCGCTCTCTCCAATTAACTTATTCAATTCTTCTACAAAGTCTTGAGCCTCTTTGTAATATTCCATTAACTTGTGTTTATCTTGGACATCTACATTAGTATTAGAAATCACAAATCCGAATAGGTCTTCGTTTAAATCAACTGGTCCGCAACCGAAGATTTTTCCATCTTCTGTCTTACTATAATCATAAACTGGTTTAATCGTTACAGGAGATGCCCATTCATGATTGATACGATATTCCTGATAAGTTGTTTGTTCTGCATTGCTCATTGTGATGTTTACCACTTTTACTATAAATGTGCCGTTTTTACTTGTCTTTCCTGTTAAATGCATAGTTTTTACCTCTTTCCTTATTTATGTATATATTCTGAATATTGTACACCGTTTAACCAGTATACACCATCTTCTTCACTATAGATGTATTCTTTTCCATCTACTTCAATAATATTATTACTATTGAATGACATTAGAACACTCTCTGATTCATTTCTGTGCACTCTAGTGATGTTGTTATTAGATACTATATATTTTACTGTATCTACATAGATAGCACCATTAGAAATCACTCTAGATGTCTTGATTAGGCCAAGTTTCTTTTTACATCTAAAATTAAAATTTGACAAGGCTTTCTTAACAGAAACAGCGTTAGTAATTTCATTGTGTAGTGTACATAGTACATGTCCATAAATGTCTGTGAATGTTAAGTTAGCTCTATATCTAATCATGATTAAATTATATACTATTTTTATGATTTGTACATAAAAAAGCGAGATATTTTACTATCTTGCCAAAATATTTTCAAAATCTAACTCACCTATAAAAGGTTCTCCAGTTGTTTTCGAATGTCTGTAATCTGACTCTTGAACTTTACTTAATAACTCTCTTGCGTTAATAATCCTAAATTTTGTGAATTCATTATTCACACATAGGTAGTAATGGTTCGCTGCTCTACCAAAATTCTCTAACGAAATCTTAGTGATAGAACCAATAAAGTTTTCTCCAACCTTCAAATCATAAAAATTCTCAGAATCGTAAAAATCTCCAAAACACAAATCTAAATAACTGTCGTGTAGTCTTTCGTTACTATTAATCTTAAAATCTATTAATAAATTATCTGAATTAGAAATAAGTAAATGTTCTTGCTTTTTTGCTTTACCAAATCTTGTTCCTTGAATACTTCCCCAATTTTCTAAGAAAGCATCATCTTCTTGCAATCTCTTAACTAACTTTTCTACCTGTCTAACACTCATTTTACTAAATCCCTCACAATTCCAGAAAATAACACTGTTCTGTCTAATTTTTCTAAAGCAAACTTGTATAATCTTTCTCTATAAACTTCATATAAATCGTTATCACTATTTAACTTATCTAACTTCTCAATTAATTCTTCAGGCTTATCTTCATCATAAACAATAAACCCAATATCATCTGGATTAATATCCTTAAATACAGTTCCTTCAATATTCCAAATATTATAAGCACACTTTCTTACGATAGGTAATGTTCCAACTGAGATAATCTCAGTTAATGTATTTTCGATTGCATTAGTAAACGTGTCTCCTAAGTAAGTTCCAAAATAACCAAACTTACATCTTGACATAACTTCTAAACCATTTTCTCTGACATAATTGCCCCAAATCTGTAATGGGAGCACTTCATGATTATTGTTTAAAAATTCTAATACATCTTCCTTGTCTGGATGCATAGTTAAATCATCAACAGGTGTACAATCTACAACCTTCTTACCAATAACATAATCTTTATACAACTTAGAAACAATAGAGATATTTCTTTCAATACCCATTGCAATAGAAGTATATCCGTGACTCATTAAGTAATTATAATGTAAATCTTTAAAAGGTACCCAACCTTTCCAGAACGCTGAACGTCCTAAATAACAAATAGTATGGTCATACTTGTCTTTAACATCTTTACGATAAGACGCTAAGCCATCAATTGGAATTCCTACACAAGCATGATAACAAATATCAAATGAATAGTTATGTAGTCTCCTGTTGATAAACTTCTGAGTAAAATCTTCACCTTCTGCATGAGTTATAACCAAATCTAAATTATTGAAGAAGTTTTCTGTATATCTTTCATCTGAATAAAAATTACGATTAATAGATGGTAATTTGTGGTCTACTTGGAAATATACAGTCTTAATTCCATTACTCTTCTGTTCTTTTAAGAATTGATTAAACTTTTCTTTGCCTTCATCTGAGAAGTCTTTCGAAACGGCTTGAACCGACATCACAACAATAATGTCTGGTTTAAATATATCTTTGTAAACATTTTCAATGTTATCTACTTTTGTTACATTAAATTTTACAATATCATTCTTCTGTGTTTTTTCTCTTGGCCATCTCTTTTCAGAGTTCGCAATAATAAGAGTATTATGTCCATATCTCTTACACTCTTCTTCTAACTCAAGTGTAAAACGTGTATTACCTGAACCTTCAATACCTCTCATCATCACAAATAAAATGTTTTTACTCATAAATAAATCTCCTGTTACGTATGTTATCTATATCAATTATACAACTTTAACAAGTGATGCTAGAAGCGTTCTCGCCACTAAAAATACTAAAAGTGATAGATTATACAGCTACGTCATTTTTAATGATTTTAAGGCTGTAAAAATGGTACAATAGGCCGCTGTTTTACGCTCTCGCCACTTTCTAAAACAAAGAAAAAGTACTCAAATATAAGTACTTTCATTATATAACATAAAAGAGTAGAGAAATCTACTCCTGAGGTGTTACTGTTTCAACCTTGAAATTCATGAAGTTGCAGTCAAACGAGAACTTGTTTCCTGTAAGAATTCCATCATTCAATACGTTAGTAGCGAGATTAGAAACAAGACATCCTGCTGTTGCATTGGCCATAATGCTTTGTTCCCCGCCCTTCATATTCGCGTGCTGCGCGCAAGAGATGAGCGTTGGTCGAGCATTCTCTCCATCAATCGCTTGTAACGCTTTATCAAGTACTACTTCTGTTTCATAAATGATTTCGCCATCTTTCTTCAATGCAACATAAACTTGTCCATTACGCTTACCGTTGCCAGACCCAATGTATACGAAGTCTGGGTACTTCTCCATGTGGAACATCTCATTGATTAATGCACGTGTTCCGTTATTATCTACAGCTGAAATAATTACAGGTACGCATGGTTCCTCATCGAATAATGGTGCCAAATCTTCTGCTGTATCTAAAAATTCTGTTGAATAAGGTAAACTGTATCGTTCACCGAACACCTGTGACTTATACTTATTAATGTCATTTTCGAAGAATTCTTGACGCTTTAAATTCTTCTCTTCTACAACGTCTCCATCAATTAAGAATGGAGTATAATCTTGTCGTGCCAAGTTACCAATAATATATGAACCTGTGCCACCACATCCGATTACTACGATAACCTTTTTCTTATTTCCAAAGTTTATTTTATGCATACTTTCACCTCTATTATTTACTATTCAATTATATAACATTTATAAAAAATGTAAACAATTA